TGCCAACCCTCGCCTCGTGTTCGTTCAAACTTTATTTCTCGTTGAAAACCTCTAAGGGCAAGAAATACCTTGCTATCCTTGTATATAAGTTTCGCATCTACTGTTATCTGTTGTTGGGCTTTTGCACTCCAGACATTGATCTCATGATCCCATCCAGAACTTAGCAGATGTACTCTATTGTTTTTGTTCAAACCAAAGAAGAATGATTCTTCTAAATCTCTGGTATCAATCCAGAACTTAGCAGAGGTAAGATCAGCCAAACTGAAAATATATTCAGAGAATGTAAGCTCACCGTTGAGTGTAAAGTGTTCCTTCTGATAAGCTATTATTTGAACCAACTTACGAACCCTGATACCTTCAGCCCAACTAACTTGCTTTTCTGATCCTTCTAGCTTTGCAAGTAGAAGTGGGTATTCAGCTATAACCTCTAGATCGTTCTTAGCACTATTCTCTTTGAAACAATCAAAACAATCTCGTGAAGCGTGAAACTCAACCTGTTTGGCAATTGCGCTTTCTCGTATTTTATTTATTTCTCGCTCAACTTCATGTCCGCATTTGTGAGTAATTGTCCTTGTAGTCATATTATTTGCTCCCTTCATATTAGCTATCTTAATATAATTATAACAGATAACTTAGAAGATGTCAAACCTCTACTTTTCTACATGAACAATAATATTCACCAGTACATACTTTGGGAGCTTCTTTCATACTTTGAATATTGTAACAACGAGTAAGTATAGCTTCCCATTGTGCAGGGTCTTTCTTCACAAAAAATGCTTTAGTCTTCTGATCATTTTTATTTTCGTAAAGAACTGTACCTATTTCATAATTAGCCATATTCAAATACATCTGTAGTTGCATCTGATGCTCTGGTTTAGGAGCCTGTAATTTTGAAAACCCTGACGTATTTATGGATTTTAGCTCAATCGGAATAATCCCCTTTTCTTTATGTGAAATAATAAAATCAATACGTCCAGAAATAACTGGATTATCTAAACGTACCGGAACTTCTCTACCAACTAAAAGTCCTAGATTTCTAAACCATCTCTCAACTCTTTCTTCTAAGGAATTTCCATGTTGAAATATTCTGTTTACGTGAGGTTCCAGCGGAGTCGCAATCATATACCCATGATAAATAAGCCATACAGACCTATCACAGGGATTGGAAAGAGTAGAGGGATGAAAAACCCCACTTCTAGGTGGGGTCATAACTCCAGTTAAATAATGATCTATTGTTTCTAATAACCACTGATCAGTGGGGGATGAAACAATAACATTTTTTACACTCTGCTTTTTTCTAATTTGTTTAATCCCTGCCATAACATCTCCCCTATTTCAGAATGTGTAAATGCAGTAATATGCAAAATATACTCTATTTCATCATACTCAGAAAGATTCAAATCTCTTTTCATATCTCTCTTTTTTAGATGACCATATTTTCCATCAGCCTCAATAACCATCTTTAATTCCGGGATATAGAAATCTACCGTATATGGAAAGAAACTGTGTTGTTCAGCATAACGAAAACCTAATGTCTCTAAATTTTCAGCAATTATTTTTTCTTGTTGGGTATAATCTTTAGGAGTTAAGTTCAACTTTTAGTTCCTCAAACAAACTAGCTTTTTCAAGAAAGAGCTTTTTCACACCGTTCATTCCCATGACCTTATGCTCTTGATATGAATACCAAGGTCCAGCCTGAGTAATTAACTTACGCTCTATACCTTCTCTAATAAAACTTTCGGTAACATCTATTCCACCATCTACTCTAAAAGGAACTATAGCAGACTTCCAGTTCTCACCACCGACTTTTGTCTTTCTAAGTCGTATTTCCATGTCAAAACCTACATTATCTTTTCCTTCTTTTATCCACCCATTTCTACGAACTTGAAGAAGAAAATGAGCAAAGAAGGCTTGAGCTAATCCTCCGGGCATATTATCTAGAGCAACTGGACCCATAGAAGCTCTAACCTGATTAATAGCAACAAAAGCACTACCATACTGTAAATTAGGTAACAATTTTGGTAGGGCTGAATTCACAAACCTAGCTTGCCAAGCTATCGGGTTATAAGAAAATTCTTCTTCTACTACGGCTGTAGGAACAAGTCCTGCAATACTATCAAGAACAATAACATCGACACCTTTTTGCATAAGAGTACGAACTATATCCAGAGCTTCTTCTCCATTAGTTGGTTGAGAAACTAAGATTTTACTGATATCAATTCCACACTTAGCATACCAATTGCCGTCCCAAGACAACTCAGTATCAATCCAAGCTGCTATTCCACCCTCTTTTTGAGCATTTACAACTATCTGACTAGCTAAATAACTCTTACCTACATTAGTTGGACCATAGATTAGTGTCATTCTTTTCTTTGGAATACCGCCCCCTGTTAATTGATCTAGAGCAGGAATATTAAAAGGTATCCGACTGTATCCAAATTTTTCACTATCTCCTAATTGGAGATTCAACTTATCATTTTTTAATAACTGTGAAATTGCTTCATCAGCGGTTGGTTTCATTAGTTAGCCTCATCCAACATGTTTTCAATTTTCTCATCAACCTGACTTCGGATTACCTTCCATACCTTCTCAGCAGCGTCTTTAGAGGTATCTAATTGCTCATCAATATCCAGATCAGTATCTATCTGATCTATTGACATATCTATCCTCCCATATTGATTTGTCGCTAAATCCCCAACCCTGAATGTAAAACCTAGATGCATACTTACTTTTGCCATGAACTAACTCCAATCCAAAAAATAATCTTCTGTAACAGACTTTTCTTCTATAACTTCTGTAGCCCAATCCTGTTTAGTTGCCCAAGAAGGACTGCAAATTTCCATATCCACTTTCAACGGAATATCTAAACTATTAGTTTCTAACAACTCTTTAATTTTCATTGGTAATGTATCTAATTCAGAGTCATGAATCTCACAGATAATTTCGTCATGAACCTGTAACAAAATATTACTTTTAGCAGATTGTAAAAATTTATCAATAGCAATCATTCGTTCACTTAGAATATCAGCACTTGTTCCCTGAACTAGGTAATTCACACCCTTATACGCTAAACTAACCGGAAGAGTGTACCTTCTACCATATCTATTCTTGATCCATCCACGTAAGGCAACTTTCTCTGATGCTTTATCGAAAAACTCCTTAGACCCTTTTAGTCCTGCAAAATAACGTTTCTTATACAAACCTGCTTCTTTAGGAGTAGTCCCTAGCTGTTCTGATAGCTTTTGATTACCAATACCATAGATCGTTCCAAACGTGATCGCTTTAGCCATTTGCCTATAGAACTTGAAGTCCTTATCTTCCTCTGTAACATTAAAGGCTAGTTTTGCTGCCTCTCCATGAAAATCTACATCATTACGATTTAATAGTTGATCAATTGTATCATTTCTAAAGTAACTAAGAAATACCCTAACTTCCATTTGGCTGTAATCAAAACTAAGTAATGAGTAGTTAGGACGAGGCACAAACAAACGTCTAATAGCTAATTGATTTGTATCTGAATCATCATAAGATTCATCCCCAATAAAAGTCCAAGTTTCCAATACTTCATCACTGAGTTCTTCTGTAAGTGTCTGTCCCCTAGAAGAAACCATAGCAGCAATCTTTTGCTGTATAGCTTGCTTACCTTCCTCAGTTAAAGGAAGAGTTGCTAACTTAAAATGATTACGAGGAATATTTTGGAGGTTAGGATCACGAGATGATAACCTTCCTGTTGAGGTTCCCCAGTTACAGAAACTAGTGTGCATTACATCAGTCTCAAGATAAGGCTCTATATAAGTAGAGTTTAGTTTCTCCAAAGTCCTGTACTGCCTAATCAAGCCTGCTAAAGGATGATTAATATTTACTAATGCAGCTTCATTCCAAGATGAATTACCCTTACTCGTTTGAAGTGGTGAAGTAATCCCTAGAGAATTAAACATATTTCCAATCTGTTGAGTAGAGGATATATTAAATTCAGAATCAGCTAGGTTATAAATTTCTTGTTTTACTTCATCTAGCCTATCTAAAATAGATTGTTGTGTTTGAATTGCATAACTTCTATCAACAGCTATTCCTCTTCTCTCAATGTTATAAAGCACAGAGGTAAGATCACATTCCAGATCAAATATTTTCTGCTGACCAGTTTTCTGTATTCTACTCAGAGCTTTTTGATACAATCTAGATGTTAGTGCAACATCCTCTTTACAGTATTCTCCTAACATCTCAGGAGGAGCCATAGAGAAATCCTTGTTCCACTTGTTTGAACGTAAAACTTTTTTGGTATCTAAATCATATTGGATTGCGCTTTCTCCAAAATGTCTTTTACCAGTAGCTGTAAGACTCAATTCTTTGATCTCAGAATCTTCAATTAGTCTAATCATTACAATTACATCAATGAGCTTTTTTGAGGAAACTTCTAATCCTTCGTTCTCCAAAAAGTGTAGATCAAACTTGATGTTGTATCCAATGAAGGTATCAGCAGTATTCAGTACAGAGATCAATTCATGTAAACAACCGGTTTCTAAATTCTCACCTTGATGATGACGAAAAGGGTAGTACTGCATAATACCATTAAAAGCTGTTTCTCCTACTCCAACACCACAAATCTGATGATACCCATAAGAATCAAGACCATTTGTCTCAACATCTAAAACAATGGTTTGTTCCTTAATAATGATGGATTTCAGAATATTCAATTGTTCTTGAAAGTTGTTATTAGTTACTATCATTTTTCTACAATCTTAAAATGCCTCAGTGGGTAGCTGAGGCATTTTTGAAAAATACTTGTCTATGTTGAGTTTAGAATAAAGAATCATCAGCATCTTCAGAAGAGTTTGTGTTAGTACTATCAGCTTCTGGTGGAGTACCATAACGCTCTAAAAAGTACTCTTTTATAGTAGGTAAGCTTTGCACTTCTTCTACTTTTTCTGAAGGTATTTCATCTTTTCTAGGAGTAGCTGTAATTGAATAACTGGTATCATAGGCTCCTGAACCTGTTCTTTTTACTCTAATGACACCTTTATTCAAACCACCCCAATCCGAATAAACCTCTACTAATTGGTTCCACACATAATCTGATCTGCCGAAACCTAGAGAAATTATACGGAAATCATTTACTTCTTCCTTGAAGAACTTCTTACCAGCAGTACCTTCAACTTCTACCCACTCATCATTTCTTCGCTCATTGTGAAAAACATGATACACATATACCCAAAAAGCAAACTTATGGGATGGGCGAACATCATCAGGAACAGTACTAGTGTCCACTGAGTCATCTCTTAACACATTAGTCCAACGATTACCTACCCTGAAAGTATAAACATACAGGTCATCTAGAAGGTTATCGTTTTCTTCTCCTGTAGCAACAGAAGTAAAAAATACTTGATCGCCGTCCTTAAACCAAAGTTCCCTTCCTGCACTACGATCCTGTAAAGGAGTACGTATTGAATCCCTCGCCTTTTGTATTCTACTTATACCAGACATAAAAAATCCTTTCTACCATAATGTTCGATTTTCCATTATATCTTGGAGTACGTCTCTTTGACGTATTTCCTGTACGTCTTTGACATTATTAGGTAATTCAATGTAGGATAACATGAAACTATTTCTTAAGTCAATAGTTGCTTGATTAATTCCATTTCTTCCTGCTTCGTCATTATCTAAACACAGTACAACTTCATTAGGATTTATAGAACTAATCAAATCAATTTGAGCTTTAGACATCATTGCACCTAAGATAGCAACAGCAGAGTAACCATGTTGGTCTAACCACATGCAATCCAATGCTCCCTCTACAACAAATAAAGTGTCCACCTTCTCAGGTAAGCTATTTATACCAAATAAAGTCTTCGATTTTCTAAACCCTTTAGAATATAGATATTTAGGAATTGCTTGCGTTCTTCTTGTAATCCAACCAAGCACTTCATTTTCTCTATTTTTACAAGGTACTATTAAATCATTATACCGATTTGATTTACAATCCCATCTGCTTATAGTGGCAATTTCAAAGTCTCGATCATAAATCCAATGTGTAGAGGGGACATCAGATGTCCAACCTTCATAAGAACTGACTATTTCTACATCTTGTATATAAGAACCGGAATTTAATTCTTTTTCTATATCATCGAGAAAGGCTAAATCTAGGTCCCATTTTTGGGATTCAATATCTGATTCAATTTCTTTCCAAGGACGCCCTGAATATTTCCAAATAAATGATTTTAAACTTCCTTGCCCACATCCTGCGAAACATATCCACAGACCCTTATCTAAATTAATAGAGCATGATTCTCTACGATCCTCATGAAAAGGACAAAGTAGGCTAAATTCATTTTTGTTTGGAATTTCAATTCCATATTTAATTAACAGAGAACCCCAATCCACTAACGATCCCTCTTATTCTTTCTCAAAAAAAGTACAACTTCATTTTGATAGCCCTGTGCATCAACAGCTATACCTCTTTTGATATCTCCTACAGTTATAGGAATTTCTGTTTTACTTACACCTTTACTTTTCAAACGCTTTACAATGATCCTATCATCTGCATTTACAGCACTACTTTCCCATCCGTTTGTAAACCAACTCAAAATACTCATACTGGACCTCCTAAAAATCTCCCCACTCATAGTCAGGTAACTCGACAATATCACCATTATTGACACTCCATTGCATGATGGTCATATCAGTTGGTAACTCGCCATCCCTGTATTTCTGAAACTGTACCATACGCTTGTCATCAGCATCCTCTAATTGACACATAGCAAATGCTACATCTGCTGCTCTAATTAAAGCATCTCCAAAAGCAACTTGATCTGCACGAGGGGGAGTAAACATATTTGATGCATCTCTAGTTGCTTGAGTAGAAACCATTATAGGAGTGTGCGTAGAAGTAGCTAAATTCTTTAATCCATAAAATAGTGCATGAGATTGCTCCCACATGGCTTTTTTGGAATCAGCAGTTGAAATCAAATACACACCATCAATAACTACAAATTCTGGATTATGCTTTCTAATTAAACTGGCAATAGCTTCAAGTGAAATCCCTAATTGACCTGAAATATGATCACATACCAACAAAGAATTCCCATTAGTTTCCTGTAAAAACTTTTCATATTCCTGCTCATCTATAGGATCACCTCTACGAAGAGCCGTATGAGATAAGTTATAGCCCATCATTTGAGCTAAGACTACATCCATTCTCATATTCATAGCACTTACTGGCATTTCTGTTGAAATTAATAGGGTTTTATGACCATTCTTAACTGCTGTAGCTGCTGCATGAACACACATCCATGTTTTACCTACTGTAGGTCTAGCAAACATTGATATTAGTTCTCCCGGCATCCATCCTACACCAGTAGAGTTAATGGTTTTAAAGCTGGTAGGGACCCCCATAAGACCCTCTCCTAGCTGTCTTTTCTTTGTTCTTTCCTTCCATTCATCTAATCTATCTGAAGTTCCAGCATCATAAGCCTGCACATCTTCATCAAAAACTACTTCAATATCAGTAAGTCCAACCATGATATTTGATAAAGCCTGCTTTGGATTTTCCTTTAATAAATCTCTCTGAGCCTGAATTTTTTGAGTTATCTGTCTAGTTAGAACTTGCTGACTGAAAAGCTCTACTGCATAATCAAAATTAGTCGATTGTGCAGTTTTATCTAAAGTAGGAAAATTTTCACATAGCACATCTGAAGAGGGAAACTCTCCATAATCGTCAAAATATTTAACTACAAATTTGAAGGCATCAGCATGTTTAGCAAAATCTTTTTCAATATATTTAAATGATCTTAAATTAAACTTACTATCTAAGCCAAAAACTACGGCAGATTCTATATAGTCAAAACTAGCCATTAGCACTCCCTTTTCTGGTATACTCTACCCTGTTATTATTTGAATGTAC